GCTGAACGATTCCACAGTAAAGGCACTTCGTAAGCTGAAAGACAGCACTGGCAATTACATCTGGAATCCGTCTGTACAAGCTGGCGTTCCGGATACCATTCTCAATCGTCCGTACTACACTTCCAGCTATGTGCCGGAAATCAAGGCTGGTGCAAAGTGCCTTGCTTTCGGCGATTTCAGCTATTATTGGATCGGCGATCGTCAGGGACGTTCCTTTAAGCGACTGAATGAAGTATTTGCAATGAATGGTCAGGTTGGATTCCTCGCATCTCAGCGTGTCGATGGCAGACTGATTCTGACCGAAGCCGTAAAGACACTTGGCATGAAAGCGTAATCAGAGAAAGGGGTTGGAGTGGGTGGTAACTTTACAGGAAGTCAAGCAATATCTGCGGATTGATTTTGAAGATGATGATACATTGCTTCTCTCCCTTATTTCAACTGCAAAACAGCTGGTAATGGATGTGGGAAGAATGGACGAGGAACGCTTTTCAGAAAACGAAGATGTGGTACGAACAGCAATGCTCTACACGGTTTCTTATCTCTATGAAAACCGCAATACTGCAGACTTTTCCAAGCTGACATTAACGCTTCGTGCCATGCTGTTTGCACAGCGAGAGGATGTGATTTGATGGAAATTGGAACACTGAATCAGAGAATCATCTTTCTGGAGAATCGTGTTGTTACAGATGAAATCGGCAATCACACCGCTGTGTGGGACGAAGCCTTTTCCTGCTGGGCAAAAGTGACTTTGAAAGCTTCTTCGGAGCATACGGACGCTGGTGTGACCAAAGAAACACAGACACTGGAATTCCTCATTCGGCAAAGTCAGCACTGGATGCCGTCTGTAACAGGCAACCGAATCTTGTTTCGGGATGTCACATACAACATCACCAGTGTTACACCGGATTATCTGCACAAGGATTATCTGAAACTTGCTGCAGAAGCCAGAAAGGCAGGGCAAAATGACCAGTATTGACGATCTTGCAGAAGAAATCATGCAGGGCTTGCAGGAATATGCAGACCTTGCAGATACTGCCATGAAAAAGGCTGTCCGGAAAACCGCCACAAGTGAAAAACGAGATTTCCGCCAATGCTCCGAAGGACACCGGAAAATATGCAAAAAGCTGGGCAACGAAAAAGACTGGCGAAAACAGTCACTCTTTGGAGATGACAGTACATTCTAAAAACAGATATCAACTGGCACATCTTCTGGAAAAGGGGCATGCCAAGCGTGGCGGTGGTCGGGTATCCGGCAAACCGCATATTGCTCCTGCGGAAGAAAACGGTGTACAGTTGCTGGAGCATTTAATCGAGGAGGCGTTGTCATGACCTACGAACAAATCGCAGAAATGATGGAGGAAATGGGACTGCCTTTCGCCTATCATCATTTTGCCGAGGGTGAAAGTCCCGCACCGCCTTTTTTGCTGTTTCTATCTCCTGGAGAGAATACATTTTCAGCGGATAATTCCATGTATTTCAGTTTTAAGAAACTGGATATTGAACTTTATACAGACGTTAAGAATCCTGAACTGGAAAATCAGATTGAAGAGGTTCTGAAACGTCATGAGATCTACTACACAAAATCAGAAGTCTGGATAGAGTCAGAAAGGCTCTATGAAGTGCTTTATGAAACGGAGGTTTAAGTCCTATGGCAAACAAAAAGAACAAGGTCAAATTCGGTTTGACCAATGTACATTACGCTAAAATCAATGACTGGGTAACCGATGCCAGCGGAGCCAATTTGACACCGGTCTATGTGGATCCGGTGCGTCTGCCAGGTGCGGTTTCCATTTCCATTGATGCCAATGGCGAAAACGAAAATTTTTATGCCGATGACATCGTATACTATGTAATTTCCAACAATTCTGGCTATGAAGGTGATTTGGAAATCGCCCTGATTCCTACAGATTTCTCTACAGATATTCTGGGAGAAATCCTGGACAGCAACGGTGTTTTGGTGGAACGAAATGATGATGAGGTATCACAGTTTGCATTGCTGTTTGAATTCACCGGAGATAAGCGGAAGATTCGCCATGTTCTCTATTGCTGTTCCGCCTCCCGTCCAGCAACAGAGGGACAGACTACCGAGGACAGCAAGGAAGTAAAAACAGAAACCATCTCCATCAAGGCTTCGGCACTGCCCAACGGTCTGGTAAAGGCAAAGACCTGTGAGTCCACAGATGCTTCTACTTATGATGGCTGGTACAAGAACGTATACACACCGGCAGTCGGAATGGCTTCCAAGACCACTGTAAAAGCGTAAGGAGGGTGCAGTATGGCAATTCAGAAGAACATCACCATTGATGGGATTGATGTGCCGTTCAAGGCGAGTGCAGCAGTTCCCAGATTGTATCGTCTGAAATTCCGCAGAGATATTTATCAGGACTTTGCAGCACTGCAAAAGTCTGTGGGAGAAAATACAGAGAAATCCTCCGCACTGGACATTGAAAGCCTTGAGGTGTTTGAGAACATCGCCTACATCATGGCAAAACACGCCGATGCAGCCATTCCGGCATCGCCGGACGAGTGGCTGGAACAGTTTAACACGTTCAGCATCTATGAGATCTTACCGCAGCTGATCGACCTCTGGGGTTTGAACGTAGAAACACAGGTTCAATCTAAAAAAAACATCGCCCGATTGACCGACCGATGACCACACCGCTGTTTTTGTTGCGGTGCGTTCAGCTTGGTTTGTCAATGGGCGATTTGGATTTTTTGACCATTGGTTTGGTGAATGATATGTTTACCGAACGGGAGAATGACGAGTGTCATTATGATGTGCTGGCAGATCAGAGGGATTTTGACCGATTTTAGAAATCTGTTTCTTCTTCTGATGAAAGCAATGCGATAAATGCCTCTGGCGTGTATACTGGAATGTCAGCATGTGCATAATCTTTTTCATTTCTTGTGACGATACAATCCATCCCTGTGCGACGTGCTGTTTCAATCATAACAGCATCCTCGTAATCAGATACATTCGATGAAATTGCCTGTCTGCAGTCCAGTCCAGCTGTGTCTAAAATATCAAACAGTACAAAGAGACGGCTTAAAATATTTCGAGTTTCTGCATCACTGTGTGTTTGACGATGCGTCAAATAGTAGATATCTGTGACAGATTTTGCACTGATCCAACCATCAAAAAGACGATTGGCAGAAAGCAGAAAAATAGTCTGTGCATTTTCGCAAAAAGGTTCTCTTTTTTGAAGCGCATCAATGATCACACAAGTATCTAACAACGCTCTCATATCTGATCCAACCTCTCTTTTTGTGCTTCCTCTAACGTGCAGCCGGACGGAACAGAACCGAATAACGATTTGGCAATATCAACACGATCTTGATTGGGATTGGTTAGTTTTGCAATGATCTTTCCATTTTTGGAAATGAAAATATCTTCCGTTGCAGCGAGCATCAAGTACTTACCAAGGTTTGTTTTGAATTCAGTTGCAGTAATTGACATAAACAAGCCCCCTTTTCTTTTTACTAGTTTTATTATATCACAATCGAACGATTTTGTCAAGCATTTCGTTCGATTTCGGAGGTGAAATTTATGGCAAACCGCATCAAAGGCATTACCGTAGAAATCGGCGGTGATACCACCAAGCTGTCCAAGGCACTGGAAGGTGTCAACAAGGACATCAAGGGCACGCAGACACAGTTGAAAGATGTCCAGAAACTGTTGAAACTCGATCCTTCCAACACGGAACTGCTCTCGCAGAAGCATAAGCTCCTCGCCGATGCGGTGTCTGCCACCAAAGAAAAGCTAGAAGTGCTGAAAACTGCTGCAGAACAGGCCAATACGGCTCTTGCAAATGGTGAAATCTCACAGCAGCAGTATGATGCTTTGCAGCGTGAGATTATTGAAACCGAAAACGAACTGAAACGCCTGACCACAGAAGCAAACAATTCTCACACCGCTTTGGAAAAGATGGGTGTTCTGGGTGAAACGCTGCAGTCCGCCGGGGACAAAATTTCCGGTGTGGGACAAAAGCTGCTGCCCGTCACTGCTGGTGTCACGGCTCTGGGAACCATTGCTGTAAAAACTGGTGCAGACTTTGATGCCGCCATGTCAAAGGTGGCAGCGGTGTCCGGTGCGACTGGTTCAGAGATGGACGCTCTCCGGGAAAAAGCTCGTGAAATGGGCAGCAAGACAAAATTCTCTGCAAGTGAAGCCGCAGATGCTATGAACTACATGGCGATGGCAGGCTGGAAAACCAACGATATGCTCAGCGGTATCGAAGGCATCATGAATCTTGCTGCTGCTTCTGGGGAAGACTTGGCATCTACTTCGGACATTGTCACAGACGCTTTGACCGCTTTCGGTTTGTCTGCCTCGGACAGCGGACACTTTGCAGATATTCTGGCTGCCGCATCAAGCAATGCCAATACCAACGTCAGCATGATGGGTGAAACTTTCAAGTATGCCGCTCCGGTGCTGGGTTCTTTGGGATACTCTGCTGAAGACTCTGCCATTGCCATTGGACTAATGGCGAACGCCGGTATCAAATCCTCACAGGCTGGTACAGCACTGCGTTCCGCCATTACCAATCTGGCAAAGCCGACAGACACGGTAGCATCTGCCATGGAACAATACGGCATTTCTCTGACGGATAGTTCCGGCAAGATGTATTCTTTACGGGAACTCATGGAACAACTCCGACAGAAATTGGGCGGATTGTCCGAGGCAGAACAGGCACAGGCTGCTGCCTCGCTGTTTGGCAAAGAGGCCATGTCCGGTATGCTGGCGATCATCAATGGTTCCCCAGCGGACTTTGAAAAGCTGTCCAATGCCATTGACACCTGTTCGGATACAGTAGACGGCTACAATGGTACGACCGAAAAAATGGCAGCGGTCATGCAAGACAATCTTGCCGGACAAGTGACCATCTTGAAGTCTCAGCTGGAAGAACTGGCAATCAGTTTTAGTGATATTCTGATGCCTACCATTCGCTCCATTGTTTCCCGTATTCAGGAACTGGTGGACAAGCTGAATCAACTGGATCCGCAGACCAAAGAAACCATTGCGAAAATTGCACTGGTGGCTGCTGCTCTGGGTCCGATGCTGGTGGTGCTTGGAAAGACCATCTCCAGTGTGGGAACCGTCTTTTCCGCAGTGTCCAAACTGCCTGCCCTTTTCTCGGCTGTGCAAGGTGGCATCGGAGCTATTACCGGAGCGTTGGGTGTGTCATTAGGTCCGCTGCTTGCCATTATCGCAGCTGTTGCTGCTTTGGTGGCTGCCTTTGTGCATTTCTGGAAAACCAATGACGAATTCAAAAGCAATATCATCGCCATCTGGGAGCAAATCAAAAGCACCTTTACTGGATTGACACAGGGCATCACTGACCGGCTAAATGCTCTGGGATTCGACTTTGAGAGTTTCACCGATGTGCTGAAAGCAGCGTGGGACGGGCTGTGCAATCTGCTGGCTCCCATTTTTGAAGGCGTTTTTCAGAATATCTCCAACATCTTTTCAGAGTTTACTGGCGTTCTTCTGGGGCTGCTGGATGTTCTGATTGGTCTGTTCACTGGTGACTGGGAACAGTGCTGGAATGGCATCAAGGGTATTTTTACGTCTATCTGGAATTTCATTGTCAACACGTTCCGCAATATCATGAATACTCTGAAAGGTATTGCGGATGTGGTGCTGGGGTGGTTCGGAACAAGCTGGAACGAAGTCTGGACTTCCATCAAAACATTTTTCGTGGATACATGGAACAGCATTGCTTTCTTCTTCACGGGAATCGTTACCGGAATCCGGGACTTTTTCGTCAACACCTGGACGTCCATTTCCAATACCTTCACCGCCATTGTCACTGCCATTCAGACGGTGGCAACAACTGTATTTACGGCGATTCGGGATTTCTTCACCACCATTTTTACAGCGATCTACAACTTTTTCAGCACGATTTTCAATGCCATTTACAATGTGGTTTCTACGGTGTTTCAGGCCATTCATAACGTGATTACAACCGTTTGGAATGCCATTTACACCACCTTAGAACCGCTGATCACGGCATTTGGCTATCTGTTTCAGACGATTTTTGAAGCCATCCAAATCATTGTGGGCAGAGTGATGGACTGGATTTCGGAGAAGATCAGTGCCATTTGGAATGCGATCGTGGCGTTTTTAACGCCCATTCTAGAGGGCATCCAAACGACCTTTGAAACCATCTGGAACGCCATTTCTACTACGATTTCCACGGTCTTGACGGCAATTCAAGATGTGGTGACTACGGTTTGGAATGCGGTATCTGGTTTCATTTCTTCTGTTTTGTCTGCGATCTGGAGTGTGGTTTTTTCCATCTGGAACAGCATCTCCGGCACGATCTCCAGTGTGATGAATGCCATTTTTTCTGTGGTATCCTCCATCTGGAATCAGATTTCTTCTGCGGTTTCCAATGTTCTGAACGCCATCCGGTCGGTGGTATCTAACATCTGGAACAGCATCAAGAGTACCATTTCCAACGTGATGCAGAGCATTTCTTCTACGGTGTCCAGCATCTGGGACAACATTCGTTCTGCAGTTTCCGACAAAATCAGCGGCATCAAATCCACTATTCAGAATGGATTCGATGCCGCTGTGGGATATATCAAGGGATTGGCTTCGGATGCCTGGAACTGGGGACGGGACATCATTCAGGGAATCATTGACGGCATTCAGAGTGCCATCGGCTGGCTGGCGGACTGCGTCACCAATGTTGCCGATACCATTCGGGATTTCCTGCACTTCTCCGTCCCGGACAAAGGTCCTCTGACAGACTACGAAAGCTGGATGCCGGACTTTATGAAAGGACTGGCAGACGGTATCGACAAGAGCAAGAAGTATGTGGAGAAAGCCGTAGGCGGTGTAGCAAAAGCCATGCAGCTGACTATGGATTCCGACCTGAACTACAGCTTGCATGGGATTTCCGGAGCAATGCTGCCCGATAGTTCCGGTGGGACGGTGAACAATTATTACAATACCGATAACCGAAAAACGGTGAATCAGACCAATCAATCGCCGAAGGCACTGTCACGGTTGGAGATTTATCGGCTAACACGGAATGCGTTGAATGTGTAATGGGGGTGTGTAATGTATTTTTCTCTGGTTTTAGAAAATGAAAACGGTGAACAATTAGATATGACCGCCACCGCCAACCAATACATGACCTCCAAAATCGAAGGTCTGAATCCGCCTGCCGGAACGATTTCTACTTCTTCCTATGCAGGCATGAACGGCAGCTATCTGAATAACGCCTTCATCGAAAAGCGAAACGTAGTCATTTCCTTTGCCATGCGTGGCATCGGCATCGAGAAACGGCGGCATCAGCTGTATCATGTGGTCAAACCGTCCCGGTACATCAAGATCTGGTACAAGACAGCAAGTATCGATGTGTATGCAGAAGGGTATGTAGAAACCTGTGAAGTGGAACATTTCGAGCAGCAGATCAGCGGGCAAATCTCCATTCTCTGTCCGGACATTTACTGGTACAGTCGGGATATTTTCTATGCCTATTACAGCGGCATCACCGGAGCATTTCATTTTCCCTTTCCGGAGAGCGATGCTCCGTTTCCTTTGGGCGTGTATTCCAACAGTGATGCCTTATCCATTACCAATGACGGAGATGAAACCGGATTCACACTGCGAATTGAGGCACTGCCCAGCGACATTCCGCAGGAAGTGGTGGCAGTGACACCGACCATCTACAACGAAAATGGCGAATATCTGCAAATCAAAGGTGATATTCTGACCGGCGATGTCATTACGGTTACCACGAAAACCGGAAACAAGACCGTCACGCTGACACGCAACGGCGTAGACAGCAATATCCTGAACCGGCTGGTTTCCGGTTCGACTTGGCTGACACTAAAAGAAGGCACAAATACCTTTCGGGTCGAGGCAGTTCGTGGTGTGAAAAAGCTGCGTGTGACATTGATGCACCGCAATTCCTATCTGGGGGTTTGAGAAATGCAGTTGGAAATTTACAGCTTGACGGCTCTGAAAGACCAGATCTCTGTGTCACTGGA